TGCAAGAGTTGATGGAGTATCAGTCGGAGAAAAAACAAGATTGCTGTTTTTCCCACCTTCTTGGCTGATGCCATTCAGATTGCCAAGAAAAAGACAGCGAGTTCGAGTCAAAAAGAAAGATGGAACAAGAAAAGTCGTTTCCGTAACCAAGTTGCCGCAAAATCAAAAGACAAAGTGCGTGCAGGTAGACGGTGGCGTTTATCTTACCGGAAACTATGTTCTGACACACAACAGCACCTTGGCTGCCGGGATTGCCATGTATATGGCGGCAATCGACTTTAATCCTATTTCAAAAGAACCAGAGTCACGATCACAGATCATCCTAGCCGCAACAAAGCGAGAACAAGCCGAGAAGGTCATCTTTGCTGAGTGCTTGAGAATGAGACATCAATCCAAGCTCTTGAAGGATTCGTCCACTGTTGCAAACAAGATCATGACCTTTAACCACAACGGTGGAAACATTCAGTGTGTAGGGTCAGACCGACCCTACGACGGACTAAATCCCCAGATGGTTTCCTTGGACGAGACCCACGCTTTCTCGAACCCTCATCGCAAGTTCTATAATACGATGGTCACGGGTAGTGGTTCGCGAGTTCAACCGTTACTGATGACAACGACGACTGCTGGTGATGATCAATCACACATTTGGCTCGAACAGATACGTTTCTGCAAAAGCGTTCTCAACGATACAGTAAAGGAAGAAACGCTACTGCCAATCATCTATGAGCTAGATGAGGAAGATGATCCACTTGACGAAGATAATTGGATAAAGGCAAACCCCAATCTTGGAGTGTCCATCACCAAGGACTTTCTCCACGCCCAAGCAAAGCCTTGCAAGACATCGACGACAGCACTCAATCGGTTCAAGAGGTATCACGCAAATGTCTTGGTTTCATCGACTGAGAGAATCTTCTCGTTGGAGGACTTCGATCAGTGCCGTGGCCAACTTTCTGACTGGAAGCAGGCTGACTGTGTTGCTGCTGGAATTGATCTTGGTGGCCGTGATGATCTTGCTGCTTATGCGTTGGTAGCTCGATTCCGAACCGGAGAATACAAGTCAGACGATACACCGATTTACCGCTACGAAGCTAAGACATTCAGCTACATAGCACGAAACTCAAAACGAGACCTAACAGCCATTCCATTTTGCGATTGGATTGCAAATGGATTGATTAAGGTCACAGAGTCACCCATCACCGACTTGCAGCACGATTTCGTCAATGCTTACTGGGACAACTTTTGCATTGACGCTGCGATTGATCCATACCAAGCACAACAGTTTGGTGAGCAGGTAAGTCAACAGGGAGTCGTCATTGCAACGATGGCCCAGACGACTGCTCACTTCAATGAACCAATTTCCGACTTCCGCCAATCAATGGCTGATGGTCGGTTCAGACATGACGGGAATCCACTCTTGAGATGGTGTCTGACAAATGCAGTAGCAGTCAGAGACAGGCAGGATAGGTGGATGCTCGACAAAGCAAATTCATCATCAAAGATTGATCCACTTGTCGCCATGCTTATGGCGTACCGACGAGCGATGGTTGCTCCCGGTCGCGGGGATGGGAATGTGTTTATCACTTAGAGGAAGAAATGAAACAGAGTAAATCGTTCTGGGCGTTTACGAACCAGAAAAATCCAGCAAGCTGGCTTGTCGAGTTCTTCAACGGGGAGAAGTCGAGAACCGGCATCAAAGTCAACACAAAGACTGCATTAGGTCTTGCTGCTGTTATCTATGCAGTCAACAAGATCAGCGGCCATGTAAGCCAGCTTCCATTCAATGTCTTCGAGCTTATGCCCGATGGCAACCGTGAATTGAAGAATCAAAACCCAGCCTACAGGCTACTGAATGTTTCTCCCAATCAGGCCATGACTGCTTTCACACTGCGTGAAATCATGATGGTTCATGCGTTGATCAGTGGCAATGGTCGATGCTATATCGCAAGAAACAATCTTGGTACTCCGGTCGAGTTAATTCCGATTCTTCCTGAGAACTGTCAGACGATGCTTGTCGATGGCGAAAAGTGGCATCTGGTGACAGCCCATGAAGGCACGACACAGAACACCTTGCCACTCAAGCTACTTCAAGGCGAATACTACAAGATCCCTGATCGTGATGTATTGCACATTATGAACACATCACTCAATGGTGTGTGGGGGATGCACGTTGTGGAGATTGCCAAGGATGTTTTTGGTCTTGCTCAAGGTGGCCAAGAGGCAGCAGCAGTGACACTTGCTAACTCTGGCCGTCCCGGCTTATTGCTCGAAGCACCTGTAGGTATGTTCCGAAGTGCTAAGGATGCTCAGGAGTTCCTCGACAACTTCAACAAGAAGCATGAAGGTGTCACCAATAGTGGTCGAGCAGGTCTTCTTCGAGATGGGATGAAGGCTAACACACTTCCTGTCTCAGCATCTGATGCACAGTTCCTTGAACAGCGTGCTTTCCAGCGTGAAGAGATTGCTTTGCTATTCGGGCTTGAGTCAATCATCGGTGACAACACCGGACAGACTTACCGAAGTATATCAGAACGCAATACAGCCTACATCAACAACTGTTTGCAGCGTTGGCTTTGCAAATGGGAAGAAGAGGTCAGCAAAAAGCTCATTAGCCCAGCAAGACCACTTGAGGTCGAGTTCGATACGACTCCTTTGCTCAAGGGAGACCCGAACTCTCTTGCTGATTACACGATGAAGATGCAGCAGCATGGAGTCCTGACAATCAACGAGATCCGAGCGATGCACGGTTTTGTTCCTGTCGAAGACGGTGACAAGCTGCCTCATCAGATTGCGTTGGACATATCAGAGGCTACTGAGCCTGCTGTTGAACAAGAAACTGAAGAACCTGAACCGGAGGATGAAGAAGATGAAGCTGGAGAGTAACCCAGAAAAGAAAGAGATCACGATGAGAGGATTCATCGGTGATTACGAGAACGGCATCTCAGCCGACGATTTCCGAGATGTACTTGCAGAACATGCTGGACAAGATGTGACGATCTACCTCAATAGTGAGGGCGGAAGCGTCACAGATGGACTTAGCATCTTCAATGCAATTGCGAGTCATGACGGCAAAGTGACTGTTCATATTGACGCACTCGCGGCCTCGATTGCTACTGTGATTGCTATGGCTGCTTCTACCGTGAAAATCAACTCTAACGGTAAATTCATGATTCATCGGTGTTGGGCTGCTGCCGTTGGAAATTGTCAGGATTTCCGAAGCATGGCTGATGTAATGGATCTTCTCGACAAAGACATTGCAGCAAGCTACTCGGAAAAGACCGGCAAGCCTGAGTCTGAGATGCTGGCGTTGATGGATGCCGAGACTTGGATGGACGCTGAAACTGCACTAGCTGCTGGATTTATCGACGAAATCGTTGAGGTCAAATCCAAGAGTGCTAAGGCTGCCGCAGAGCCTCAGAAGATCATTGCGGTGTGCAATCCTGCTTTCCACGCCGCTTTGCGTGCTAAATGTTCACTGCGCCGGATAAAGCTGAAAAACTGACGCTGTAAAATTAGGTTGTTCCCGAAGGAGTCGGGACTTAATCAAGAAGGGAAGCTATGAAACAGATTCATGAGATCAACGCCCGACTCGAATCAATTGCTGACGAGTTGCAGGCACTAAGCGATTTATCGCAGGAAAACGAACTCGATCAAAACCAGATTGAGTTGGTCAACGAACTCGACGCCGAGTTTAAGTCGCTTGAGGAGAAAAGGATGTCTCTTCAGGCGGTTCAAGACAAGCTTGATGCTGCAAAAGCAGCTAAGGCAATTCCAGAAACAAGCTCGATTGTAGAGCCTGCTCAAATTGAAGACTCAGTCAAGGAAGACAAACAAGTGATCCCAGCCCGTGTTAAAAACCAGCGAGTTAAGCACTTTGCCTCCGCTGAAGATGCGTTTACCTCCGGCATGTACCTGGCCTCTCTTGGCGGGAACCGAAAAGCAAAAGAGTTTTTTGCTGCACAGTCGATTGGCGTCGATGCTGACGGTGGGTTTACTGTACCTGATCCGCTCTCCAATGCTTTAATTAACCTCTTGGAATCGTCTGGCGTTGCTCGACAAGCATGTCAGCGGGTCGTCATGTCGGCAGACACTTGGACTGTTCCAAAGGTAACTGCTCATGCTGCCGTATATTACCCCGGAGAGGCGGGAGCAATTACGGAATCCGATCTTTCCTTCGGCTCCGTGCAGCTCGTTGCACAGAAGCTCGCAGCGTTGGTCAAGATGTCTAGCGAGATCACAGAAGACAGCGTTGTCAGCATGATGGACACTGTTGTTGAGTCGATTGCTTACAGCATCTCCATTGCTGAAGATGAGAACCTTTTCAACGGCGTAACTGGAGGCATCTTGGCTCCAGCATCCGCTATCAAGGGTAACACTTTGATTGATGACACGAATGTTGCATCCCCATCGGCTCTTGCACTCACCGACCTCACTGCTTGCAGTGTCGGTGTTGGCAATCCAATTGTTGGTGCTAGAAACGAGTGGTACATCAACTCCACTCTGTTCCATGGCCCCATTCGCGACTTGTTAAATGCTGCCGGAAGTAACAGCATGAGAGAACTGGAAGAAGGACAGCGTCCTACCCTTCTTGGTTATCCGGTCAACTTTGTGAATGTTCTTCCCGGTGCATCCGCAAGCACACCTGGCGATCTGCTTGCAGTCTTTGGTGACCTTCGACTTGGTTGCTACTTCGGGGATCGTCGTGCCTTGAACTTCAAGACCCTGAGCGAGCTATACGCCGAGAACGATCAAATCGGTGTTGTCGCGACAGAGCGGGTATCGCAGATCGTTGCTAATCCTTCGGTAATTTCCAAGATCACGATTACCTCGTAATGAGTAGGTACATCTTTGTAAAGACTCGCCTCGGATTTGAGGCGGGTCGTGTGATTGATGATTCTTCTCTTCGGGAAGGGATCATCAAGACTCTATTAGACTGTAAAGCAATCGAGATCGTAGCTGATGAAGTGGACTCTAAAAAGAACGTCAAGTCCTCAGTTCCTAGCGGTGACGCTGGACGAGGCAAAGGC